TATCTTTGCCGCATCCGGCCATTGTATGAACCGCGTATTTGGTTTCCTGAAACATCCAATGTCGCACCACACAAACTTATCATTCTGCGGTTCTCGAAACATTTTTTCAATCTCCGTCGCAGCGCGCTTCAAAAAATGACTCTTCTCGTTCCAAATCAAATATAATTCCACACTGTGCACGTTTTTTTCGTGGTCGATCGCATGCTGCGCCCGAAAAATGTCTACATATTTGTAGCAATGAAATTCCTCGAATTTGGTCTCTAAAATGATGGTGGCGTAAAGGTTGCCCTTGCGCAGATCCCTGATTAATTCCATCGACGACGCGTCGCAGAAAATCACCATGCGATTCTGTATTGCCAGCATGTTTTTCATCCACCCTACATAGGTTTCGTGATTTGCCTTGGATTTGGGTATATTAAAATACGCGGTCACGATGGTTGCCATTTAAATAAAGTGTGTCTATATTCGGACACACTTCATTTTTCTATTTGGTTTTATTTCAAACAACTAAATTGCGTTTCCTCAAACTCAAATTTTATGCCAAGGTCGGTCTCGTTTTTAATGCACGCGGGATAGGTGCCATATTTGCCCCAACTTGAAGGCGAACCATCGCGATTTCGACCCCACACCTTTATTAAATTTCCGTCGGAATCATGGTCATCCATTTTGTGTGAATACACGTCGTCGCCGCACAAATATCCGCCCTTGCGAATCTTTGGAAACCACGCCTTGATATCCGCATCCACATAGGCGAAATCGTGGTTTCCATCGATGTAGGCAAAATCTACGCTCTCATCGGCAAATTTTTGCGCGGCATCTGTCGAGAGGTCGCGAATGAATTCCACGCGGTCGCCATACTTTGACAAAAGGGATTTCGTATTTGCAAACACGGCATCAAATGACGCCTGTGTTAATGTGTTCATCGAATCCGGATATTCGTCATTGTCAAAATGGCGATAAGGGTCGACACAGTATAATTTCTTGCATTTTGTGTATTTGAGCAACTCATCCGCAAAACCCCCCTCCCAAGTTCCGATTTCCACAAATACGGCATTTTCCGAACTCATTTGTAACGCTTTCAATAAAGATGGTATTTGATCGGGTTTCATTTTTATATATTATAAATTCAAACTCATCAATTCTCTATGTTATTTATTTCCTATGTTCTTAGAACCTTACCATTTGCCTCCGGCAGCGCCGCCCGTCTTCTTGACAGTCACCTGCCCGCCTTTTGCCTTCTTTTTGGCGTTGGGATCATACTCGTCCTCGTCGTCGGACCCCAGATTCTTCGAAATCTCCCAGAACTCTTTAGAACCCAACTTGAAGTCGGGTCGGTCCATCGCCTTGTACCAAAAGATTTGGTCATTGATCTTGTTGGATTTGGCGTTGTTATTGATGACCAGGCACTCATAATTCTCCGTGGTCTGGTCCATGATCGAGCAAAATGACTCGAGCGTCGGAAACATGGACGCATAATTTTCCCAAATCTTCTTGCGGTTCACCAAATAGTTTTCACGCAGAATGAAAACATAATCGATGTTGGTACGCAGATTGGGCGGAATACCGAGCGGGTATTGCATTGTGATGATTAACATCACCTTCCAGTGACGCCCGTTCATAAACAGGGAGCGCATTAATTTGTCCCGCGCCCACGTGTTGTCATACAGGCAATCATCAAGAATCACGAACGTCCTCGGGTCGATCGTCGTTTTCTTATACGCCTCCATCTCCTTCTGCATCTGTTTCATAACCGTCTTCTGACGCCGCAGCACATTCTCTATCAAAACTGAGTTGTATTCCTCGTGTATGAACAGTTTGGGCACCAGTTTGCCGTAGAAACCGTTACCCGCCTCTGTGCCTGATATGACGGTGCCAATCGGTATGTCCTGATGATGAAATAGCAAGTCTTTAACTAAAAAGGTTTTACCCGTGTCACGACGCCCAATCAAAACCACGACCGGACCTTTGTTCTCATCGGGACGAAATGTGATTGCGCGCATGTCAAATTTCTTTAGTTCCAGCGTCATTGAAAATTTCCGATATATGTTTTAGAAACATATTTATGGACGCAGTTTTACGTGGCAATGTTCTAAATACAGAAGGACATGAGCATTAGTTTAATTTTTTCATAAAGAATGATTTAGATAAATATATTATTCTTTAGATATGTTCCAAATCGGTTATCAACGACTACGAAAAATAAACATTGAGAAAATGGCAACTCAGCAAGTCTCTATCGACAACAGTTACGAACCCTTCAATTTAGCAAATGTGCAAGGATACAATCCCATCTTCAATCGGTTCTTCGACATGGGCGAAGACAATTACAATATGATCGCCCTGAATCACCGATATCAAATTGCCGACTTACACACCCTACATGACCCCGAAGGCAAAAAAGTCAAACAGGATGTATTTGTGAAGTTCTCGCCTCTATTGGACCCGCTGAAATTCATAACGGGGAAATACAATTTGAAAGATCCGAAGACCATCGCATTGCCCTCGTTGGACCCGGCGTCATGCTCTGCCAAGATCGGAAATGCCAATAATTGCTCCTACACGGATGCGTTCTTTTCTTACCTCTCAAACATGTTGTTGGAGAAACACGGGTTTGTGCATGGGGTGTCTTTCTATGGTTCGGCACTTGCCGTGCAGAATCGGTTCCGGTTCAATCTTGCCGATGACCTCGATTTTGTGAAAGACTCGGACTTCTTTATGAACAATATTGGAAAATATGTGACACTAGATGAAACTGCCGAGGTTCTTGTGCGCGATTTTTCGGGGTCGGGGTCCAGGTCAAACAGGCAGAAAATTGCCATTGATGTAGGCGAAACGTGCGACATCGAAATTGATGCAACAGAATTAACCATTGATGTAGAGGAAGTGCCTGTGCAGGTGACAGATGCCCTGTTGGAATATGAGAAACCGGCGTTGGACGTGGATGCGAAACAGGATATTGATGACGATAGTAGTGATAGCAGTAGTGGCGATAGCAGTAAGAGTGAAAGTGAAAGCGGTGACGACAGTAGTGATAGTAGTCAAAGCGACAAAACAGAAGAATCCGAAGTTGAAGACTCTGATAAACAATCCAACCAAGATAGCAAATCGGGGTCTGATTGGGAGACTGAGTCTGAAACCGAATCCGACGACACCGAATTTGAGAAGGAGGAACCCGTCTATTGCTATTTGCACGATTTCCCCGTCCAGATGATTTTCCAAGAACGGTGCCAGGGCACCCTCGACGAACTTCTTATGAGAAATGAATTAGAACCCGAGCAATTGATTGCAGCGCTCTTCCAAATCGTGATGATTCTCCTCACCTACCAAAAGGCGTTCGATTTCACACATAATGATCTCCACACAAACAACATTATGTATGTAGCAACTGACGAGTTGTATATCAATTACTGTTTTGAAAACACGTGGTATCGGGTGCCCACACATGGGCGCATTTACAAACTCATCGATTTTGGACGCGCCATTTACCGATTTCAAGACAAGATATTCTGTAGTGACAGTTTCGCGCCGGGGGGCGACGCTTATTCGCAATACAACTGCGAACCGTTTTTTAATGAGTCCAAACCGCGCCTAGACCCCAATTTCAGTTTCGATTTGTGCCGTCTCGGATGCTCTTTCTACGATTTTATTGCCGAGGATGAAGACGACAAATCCAATGCAGTGGACACGTTGATTAAGAAATGGTGCTCCGACGATGATGACAAAAACGTGGTTTATAAGAAAAACGGGCAAGAGCGATATCCCAACTTCAAATTGTATAAAATGATTGCGCGCACGGTGCATGGGCATAGTCCCAAAAGTCAATTGACGAGTGACACGTTCAAATCCTTTGTCCATTCAGGTAAATCGGAATCGTTTGCGAAGTGCGATGGAATCCAAATAAACATTGACGAAATCCCCAAATACAAACTCAAATTATAATTTTTTGTTTTCGTGTTTTACTACCTCCAAAGGACGTTCCTTTGGAGGATCTTTTCGAAGAACTTTCTTTGCTTTTCTTACTTTTTGGAGAACTTTCATTGCTTCCTTTGCTCCTTGGAGAACTTTCTGGCGTCTTTAAAAACCCCGTTTCACAAATGTCTAGATTGTCGCCGTTCTTGCATCCATTATCCAACACATCCAAGTTTTCACACAGGTTGCAAAACAAATACATCAATTCATTTTTGTCCAACCTGTATTTGCCCTTCAACTTAATGCGCAGCGGCAAGGCAGTTTTCGATTTATAAAAAAACCCGTCATAGATCGTTTGTGAATTTGCTTGCAAATTAAGTAATTCATCTACTGTCGCATCGGGTTGCATCCGGTTGCCCGGGTGGTCCAACGCAAAAAAATAGTAAAATAACCTCATCAAATTGGGGTTCTTCGTTGCCATCGATTGCATAATCATCAATTCTTTCATATATTCATATGCAAGAGTTCCCCACATACAATCTGGGCGTTTTTCCATATTAAACGCATAACTCGTCGTGTGTGTGAAATCCTGCATCAGTAATTTTATCAACAGTTTATACTGGGAATTGATACTTGTATCAACACTTGTATGCAGTTCCTGCAGAACTTTGTCATAACTTGCCACGTCTTGGTCCTCCGTCATTTTC